ATTCTAATTACCATAATGGAGCAGCAATAGCAAATAATTTAGGATTTAAAAAATTATATTTTTTGAATTATGATTATATTCTTACCAACTCAGAAGGTATAAATAAAATCTCTAACATATTAGATAAAAATAATGCTTATTTAGGTAAATATAAAGCCGCAGAAGGAGATACAGTATACACTTATTTTTTAGGAATTAATTCGAAATTTTACTTAGATAATATCCCAAAAATAACAAATTCAGATGATTATGAATCTTTACGTCATAAATGGGGTAGTGAATCTAATGGGTATGAAAATATGATGTATCATGCTTTTAAAAATTTATCCGATATATATTATGAAGATGAAGTTAAATTTAATGATTTAATAAATAATTCATTTATTCATGAAGACTTTTCAAGAGTAGAATATTATACAGTATTGCCTACTAATAAAGAAAATATGATAGCTCCTTTTATTAGAATATCTAATGCTAAGGAAAGCAAAACAATTGAAATATCATCATACATTAATGGAGAAGAAACTCATATAGATGTAATTGAAGTTAATCAAAAAATAGATTATTATAAACTTATTCCTTATATTAAAGGTAGTAAAATTAAATTTACAATAATTGATAAATTAGGATTAGTTGATACTAAAATATTATCAACTGATGATTTAACAAATAACGGTCAATTAACAATCAAATGAGAATAGCCCAAATAAACCCCGGCTGTGGTATACCCATTCCTCCTCCTAGTTGGGGAGCTATTGAAAAAATTGTATGGGAGTTTATATGTAATCTTAAGGAACTAGGACATGAAGTTGATTTAAAATGGTCAAGTGAAGTACAACCTGGAGATTATGATATAGTAATGGTACACGTAGCTAATTTAGCCTTAGAATTAGCAGATAGGGGTGTACCTTATGTTTTTCAACATCATGATCATCACGCATATCATTATGGTAAAAATTCTGATGTATATAAACAAAATCTAGAAGCAATGGAACGCTCAGTATTATCATTAGTTCCTGCTCGTTATTTAGTTGATTATTTTGAAACGGATAAAGTTATGTATTTTTCACATGGTGTGAATACTAATGATTTTTATCCTAACAACACATACCCAACAGATCATAAGTTATTAATGTTAGCAAATAATGGTTTAGGTGGTTATGGTGCTTATGATAGAAAAGGATTTACATTTGGTATCCAAACAGCTATGTCTCGTAATTTACCAATTACAATAGCAGGTCCTAAAAATAATGAAAATTGGTTTAATGATAATCCTTGGGCTTATGGATATGATAAATTAAATGTTATTTGGGAACCCTCAAATAAAGAACTTAGAGATTTATATACATCACATACAATATTTCTTCACCCTTCAGATTTGGAAGCTGGACATCCTAATCTTACATTGGTAGAAGCAGCAGCTTGTGGTTTACCTATTTTAGGGTGGATTGAAATGGAAACTGATTTTCATGGATTGTGGAGAGCACCACGCCATTTAGGAGAAATGTTAAGAGGACTAGATACTATCATTAAAGAATACCCAGAATACCGTTTACGTACATTAGAGACGGCGGATAGATTATCATGGTTAAATCGTTCAAGGGATTTAGTAGAATTATTTAAAAATATCATATGAAAGAAGTATTAATTCAAGAATACAATAATTTAAAGCAATTAAATTTACCCTTTAAAAAAGGAACCAATACTTTTAAATGTAATTTTGTAAAAGGAGCATTTGTAGAAGTATTAGGCCCTAATGAAGCAAAATATACAGTTAATTTTATTGACCATAAAACAGGTAAAGTTAGATACACGTGTGATATTAATAATAATATGTGGACTCGAGCTAATATTGAGTACTTTATTAAATGGAAAATAGAAGTTATTAATAAAGAAACAAATGAAATAGATTTTGAATATTTATATGACGCTACAGATAAACAAGTTTACATCCATTTAGATTCATCAGCATTAGGGGATACATTAGCTTGGTTTCCTTATGTAGATGAATTTAGAAAAAAACATAATTGTAAAGTAATATGTTCTACATTCCATAATGAATGGTTTGAATCAGAATACCCAGAAATTGAATTTATTACTCCCGGTACTAAAGCCGATAATATATATGCTATGTATAGTATAGGTTGGCACTATAATGAAGATAGAACAGTTAATAAAGATAGGATCCCAATTGAATTTAAAAAACATCCTTTAGGACAATCATCTACTTCTATTTTAGGTTTAGATTATACTGAAATTAAACCTCGAGTTGTAATACCCAATAAAGGACAACAAATTGATGGAAAATATGTTTGTATAGCCCCACACGCTTCAGCACACGCTAAGTATTGGAACCATCCAGGAGGATGGCAAACAATAATTGACTATTTAAAAGATCAAGGATATAAAGTAGTAATGATTACTCATGAACGTTTAGGAGATGATTGGCATGATTCTAAATTAGGAGGAACACTAACAGGAGTAATTGATAAAACTGGAGATTACCCGATTGAAGACAGAATGGTAGATTTAAAATATGCTTCTGGGTTTATAGGATTAGGAAGTGGTTTAAGTTGGTTATCATGGGCTGTAGGTACACCTACCATACTAATTTCAGGATTTAGTTTACCATATAGTGAGTTTTTAAGTTGTGAACGCGTATTTAACTATGATGAAAATGTATGTACAGGATGTTTTAATAGAGAATGGCTAAACCCAGGTGATTGGGAATGGTGCCCTGATCATAAAGATACAACAAGACAGTTTGAATGTACTAAAACAATAAAACCTACAAAAGTAATCGAATCGATTAATAAAATACTTAACCTTTAAAAAAATAAAATATATTTATCATGGACAACCAGTTTCTCACACCCGAAGAATTACTAGAAATTAAAAATTTAGATAATTCAAGAAATGAATTAGTTAGTAAATTTGGAATAATAGAGTTTGATATTCAATCTTTAGAACTTCAAAAAGACAAACTAACAGAGCAGTTACAACAAATTAATAAATCCTCAGAAGAATTAGGAGTTATGTTACAGAAAAAATATGGAGATGGAAACGTTAACATTGAAACAGGTGAGTTCGTAAAAAAATAGATTTTGAATTTTTTTAACATATTTATAACAAAACATAAATTCTACACAAAATGGCAGAAACATTAATATCTCCTGGAGTATTAGCAAGAGAAAATGATCAATCATTTATCACTCAAGGTCCCGTTACAGTTGGGGCCGCTATTATTGGTCCTACAGTAAAAGGCCCAGTCGAAGTTCCAACAGTTGTTACATCATATAGCAGCTACGTAAACAGATTTGGTGCGGTTTTAGAAAGTGGTAGTGATACTTATACTTACTTTACTTCTATTGCGGCTTATAATTATTTTCTTAATGGTGGTGAATCACTATTAGTTGCTCGTACAGTATCAGGATCATTTACTTCCGCTACTTCCACAGCAATTTATAACAGTAACGAAAGTGGAGTATTAGCATTAGCTAATCTTGGAGCTGGAACTGGAGGTACATATTCTGGTGTTGATGGTACATATACTTCTATAGCATTAACAGGTTCACTTTCAGGTACTGGAGCCTCTGCTACTGTAGTAATAGCGGCAGATGCTGTAACTAGTGTAACAGTAACTACCCCAGGATCTGGTTTCGCAGTTGGTGAAGTAATAACATTTGCTGCTTCTTTAGTAGGAGGAACAGGTACTCAAACAGTAAAAACACTAGTAGATGCTGATATTGTAAATAATAACTCATTTACACTTAAAACTATTTCTGAAGGTGTTATTATGAATAGCTCAAGCTCATTAGATGCTTCAGGTTCATTAGCTTCTGGTAGTTCAGATAATATTAGATTTGCAATTTCAAATCCATCTACAGCAAATGGTACTTTTGATTTAATCATCAGACAAGGTAATGATAATACAAACGATCAGACTATATTAGAAACTTGGACAGGTTTATCATTAGACCCAATGGCTGATAATTTTATTACTAAAGTACTTGGTAATCAAGTTGAAAGTTACAACTCAGTAACTAATCAAATCCAAGTAACAGGTGAATATTTTAATAGATCAAGATACGTAACTGTCTCAGCAGTAAATCAACCAACCCCAAATTATTTTGATAATAACGGGATTGCAAAACCAGCATTCGCAACTTATCTCCCATTAGCACAAAGTGGTTCATTTACAGGTGCTGTAGGTGATGTAAAAGCAGGTGCTAATTTCTATAACAATATTAATGCTTCTAATACTCAAGGTTTAGAAGGTGGTAACTATACTAACATGATTAGCTTATTAGCTAACCAAGATGAATACCAATACAATATATTAATGACTCCTGGTTTATATGATGCTGATTATACAGCTCAATGTACTCAGTTAATTAACAATACTCAAGGTAGAGGTGATAATTTATTAGTATTAGATTTAGTTAAATATGGTAAATTAGTTTCAGATGCAACTTCACAAGCATCTACACGTAATACTTCATATGCTGCTTCATATTGGCCATGGGTAATGGTAATTGATCCTGATACGGGTAAAAACGTTTGGGTACCGGCATCTACGGTAATGGCAGGTGTATTTGCTTACAACGATACAGTATCAGAACCATGGTTTGCACCAGCAGGTATAAACAGAGGTGGTTTAGGTCAAGTTGTTAGAGCTGAGCAAAAATTAACTCAAGCAAATAGAGATACTTTATATTCTGCTAAAGTTAACCCAATTGCAACATTCCCAGGAACTGGAACAGTAGTGTATGGACAAAAAACATTACAAACTAGAGCAAGTGCTTTAGATAGAGTAAATGTTCGTAGATTATTGATTCAACTTAAATCATATATTTCACAAGTAGGACAAAATTTAGTATTTGAACAAAATACTATTGCTACTAGAAATGCATTTTTAAGTCAAGTAAATCCTTACTTAGAATCAGTTCAACAACGTCAAGGTTTATATGCATTTAAAGTAATTATGGATGATTCAAATAACACACCAGATGTTATTGATAGAAACCAAATGATTGGTCAAATCTACATCCAACCTACTAAAACTGCAGAATTTATTTACCTAGATTTCAACATTTTACCAACAGGAGCAACTTTCCCAGCGTAAAAATTTAAAAAGTAAATATTTATAATAAAGCAATAAATAAAAAATAAAATGGCAGTATTAGATCCCAACGAAATATTTTTCACAGCGTTTGAACCAAAACAATCCAATCGCTTCATCATGTATATTGATGGTATCCCCTCATATGAAGTAAAAGGGGTAGGTGGTGTTAATGTAGCACAATCAAGTGTAGCATTAAACCATATTAACGTTCAACGTTTTGTAAAAGGTAAAACCACTTGGGGACCTATATCGTTTACATTATTTGACCCAATTACTCCTTCAGGTGCTCAAGCTACTATCGAATGGCTTCGTTTACACCATGAATCAGTAACTGGTCGTGATGGTTATTCTGATTTCTATAAGAAAGATTTAACATTTAACGTATTAGGACCTGTAGGTGATATCGTATCTGAATGGATTATTAAAGGTGCAATGATTACTTCAATTAACTGGGGTGATTATAACTGGGATGATGATGGTACAGCCG